TGAGCCAAGAGACCTGTGCCCAAACTGTCAATCGCAGATTGCATTTTGGCAACAGTGTCAAACTTGGCGTACACACGGCTGCCATCATAGTTCCACTCAAGTGTAACTAATGATGGGATGAAAGCATCTGTGGTTTTCCACAAGGGCTTTCCCGTGTCTTCATCGTGCAGAAGGTAATCACCCTGTGATTCTTCATACTGTTGAAGTTCTTCATCAGTTGAAGCGGAAACAAGGTAAACTCTCACGAGTTTGCCTTTTTGAAGGCCTTTGGATGCACGATAAGTGCGTGCAAATTTTGCTTTAAGACTCATAATTTTAATTATTAGGATTAATGTGAAATTTTCACTAAACAAAGAGTAAAAAAAGAGTAGCCCTCTTTTGTAAAACAAAAGGAACCACCCGCAGGGGGGTTACGGGTGTGTGTACACATTCAACATTCTGCTAGCAAGAATGTGGATGTAAGCAACACTTGTTCCTTTTGTTTACTTTGTTGATAACATAGAGGTTAATCTCTATGTTTGAGATAAATGTAAATAAATAATATGCATATGCATATTAAACAAAGAGTAATATAGAGTAGCCCTACTCCTAGGCTGTGCTAGGGGGTAGCCACCACTGTGGCGCAAGCCGGGAGTAAATTTTGTAGCCATCCCACTCCCCCTCATCCATATTACAATTTCCATTTACATGTTTATCAGGTAGGGGGGTCTATGTGTACCCCGGTACCCTATAGGGGGGTATGTGGATAAGTGGTTGAAAATTAATAAATATTAAAAGTTTACTTTTGTTAAAAATTAAACCAACAATTATGTCAGAAGAATTAGAAAACCAAATGTCATCAGAAGAGATGGCTGAGAGAAAAGCAAAGCTTAAGGATTATTATACAGAGGAGATAGAGTTCCTTAAGGTTAGATTGGAGTATGAGACATTAGTCACTTTAGTGGAAGAGCAGAGGGCTAAGAGAGTTCAGTACCAAGTTATGATTGCTAATATGTTGGCTTCAGAGCCGGAGGAAGAGGAAGAAGAGCAGGAGCCTAATTTATCTAAACGTACATTGAAGAAGTCATGATTTTTAATCAGGTAAGTAAAAGGGTTAAATTAGAGAGAGCTGATATTGTGAGGTATCAGCTCCTCACCCATTTTTACCTTGAGAAGATTAATGTGAGCCAAGCTGATTTGGAATGTTTGACTATGCTAGTATTTAATCCTGAGATTGATCTCACGGATTTTTGTAACCATGCCTCTGATGAAGGGATATTTAAAACGCCACAGTCTGTAAGGAATGCTGTTAGCAGATTTGAGAGAATGGGGGTTATAGATAAAGCCGGAAAAAGTAGGAAGGTTATAAAGGTGTCAGATAAGTTGAACATACAGTCTCAAGGTAATATTTTGTTAGATTATAAATTTGTAAGTATTGAACCCGAAGAAGTACAAAGAAATTCTTAACATCACAAACTCTGATCTTGATTTAGATGCTAAGGTTGTAAAGAAGGTGGTGGATTATTATTGGGAGACAGTCAGAAAGAATCTGACATCTTTAGATTCTCCATATATCCTTATAGATGGTTTTGGTACTTTTAATATTAAGTGGAATATTTTACAGATTAACTTACGGAGGTATACCGAGTATTTGGCAAATAGAGAGAACTTGATATTTTCAAGGTATCATGTGTATAAGGGTACGGAAGAGAAATTGGAGAAGATGCGGAAAGTTGAAGAACAAATGAAACAAGATTATGAAAAGAAAAAAGAGCACCGTAAAAGAAAAAGTGAAGGCAATATGGGAGAATAGGGCCCAGATATTAGAGGGAGTAAAGAACTATGTTTTTACTCAGGAAAGTATAGAGGTGATTGCACAGCAGCGGTATAATGTTTGTCTTACATGTAAGTACTTAGATATTACCGGGATTAATTGTGCAGTGGAAGGAACACAACCTTGTTGTGGAGATTGTGGTTGTTCCCTTAAATTTAAAACTAGGTCGCTTTCCTCTGAGTGTCCAAAAGGTAAATGGCAGGCTCTTCTCAGTTCTGAGGAAGAAGATGAAATATTAACTAAGTTATGAGTGTAAGTTTTAAAGCAGAAAATCATAAATATGAATCGGTTGATCCAGGTGATGATATTAGCTGGATTAGTGTTACAAGTTTTATATCTAAGTTTAAGCATCATTTTGATGCAAAGGCTGTAGCGGAAAGATCGGCTAAGTCTAAGAAGTCTAAGTGGTATGGTATGCCAGTTGAAGATATCTTGCAGGCTTGGGATAATGAATCTAACAGAGCTATACAGCAGGGTAACTGGTATCACAATCAGAGGGAGGCGGATTTGTTAGAACTGTCCACTATAAATAGATATGGTGTAGAGCTCCCTATAATTAGACCTCTTACTGAGAATGATATAAAGTATGCCCCATCCCAGAAATTGGAACAAGGTTTATATCCTGAACATTTTGTCTACCTCAAGTCTGCCGGTATATGTGGGCAGTCAGATCTTGTAGAGGTGGCAAACGGATGTGTTAACATCACGGATTATAAAACGAATAAAGAGATTAAAAAAGAATCATATAAGAATTGGGAGGGTATAAGTCAGAAAATGCTTTTTCCAGTAAGTCATTTGGATGACTGTAATTTTTGGCATTATAGTTTACAATTGTCCACATATATGTATATTATCTTAAAGCACAACCCAAAATTAAAACCAGGAAAACTAACTATACACCACGTGTTATTTTATACAGAGGGAAATGATAAATATGGGAACCCTATTACTAAGTTGGATGAAAACGGAGAACCACTTGTAAAGAAGATTGTACCTTATGATCTCCCTTATTTGAAAGATGAAGTGGTGAATTTAATTAAACATTACCAAGATGCTAGTCAGATTATTTGATATACAAAACGGAAAAGTGGTGGCAACAGAACACTGCTATACAATTAAGAGTTTGAAGGATATAATGGAAGAATATCCAGAGGATCATCTTAAGATCTACACATATTTGTTTTATATGACATGTCCCAATCCAGATCTTAATCCTTTTTTTAATGTTCCTGAACATGAGAAGGAAGAGATTGTTTGTAATGAAGTGGATGTTGATTTTTCATTAGAGGATGATCTAGTGATAAAGGCATTAGCAACATGCAGGAAATTATATGAGACCCCTACATATAGAGCGTATATGGGTATAAAGACTATGTTGGATAGATTGGCCCGGTATATGGAGTCAACACCTATTGAACATGGTAGAGATGGTAACATCACAGCTTTAGTGAATGCCGCTGCTAAATTCCAACAAATTAGGGAATCATTTAAAGGGGCATATAAAGATTTGGCTGAAGAACAACAAAGCCAAGTTAGAGGAAATATTGGATTAGCTTATGATCAATAACTATGGAAACAAAGTATTTATACAATTGGTTATTTCATTTTAATGATTACACCAACAGATGGTCAGCTTTTTTAAGGGATGACAAAGAAAATTATTTTGGGACAGGTAAGGAATGTAAATCCCTTATCACTAGTCCTACAATTGACACCCTTTTGTTTATGATTATGAAGGGAGAAGGTAATCCAGAAAAAGCAAAGAATCTAATTAATGAGTGAGATAATTATACCAACCTGGGATAAAGGTGAATATACATACACGGAGTTCTCTAACAGGAATGAATGGAGAGAGTATGTACATACATTATTTAAAGAGCCAGGTCAGTATAATTTTAATGAGACATCTCTCCTATTTAATGAACAAGCTAGAATATTTAATAAACAGGGGTATTATTGTGATGCCCCGTTTAAATCTAAAGACTTCATAGCTTACTGGGATAGACAGAAAGAATACTGTACAAAAGGTGTGTTGTTTAAGGATGGTAAGAATGTATGGTATCTTACAAGAGATTATTATATGTGGCTTAACTTCCTCCCAATCTTTGACAAAGAAGAGAATAAATTTGGATTTGCTAAAGTTAGGGATGCACAGTATCATATGGCCCTATATGAAATACTTGCTGAGTTGTATTATAAGCATGCCGCTATATTTAAAAAACGGCAGATAGCTTCATCATACTTTCATGCTGGAAAATTAATAAATTCTATATGGTTTGATGAAGGGGTGACATTAAAGATTGGGGCAAGTCTTAAAGATTATATTAATGATAAAGGAACCTGGAAGTTTCTAGATGAATATGCCAACTTCTTAAATGGACACACTGCATGGTACAGACCTATGAATCCAGATAAGGTGCTATTATGGCAGCAAAAGATTGAGGTTAGAAAAGGGAATAGAAAACAGGATGTAGGATTGAAAGGTACACTACAAGGATTGTCATTTGAGAAATCAGCAACAGCGGGTGTAGGGGGTCCATGTAAATTCTTTTTTCATGAGGAAGCAGGTATTGCCCCTAAGATGGGGGAGACATATGAATATTTAAGACCTGCTATGCAATCAGGGATGATTACCACTGGTTTGTTTATAGCAGCAGGATCTGTGGGTGATCTAGATCAATGTGAACCCTTAAAGAATTTTATCCTTAATCCACAGGAAAATGATATCTATGCCGTAGAGACAGATCTTTTAGATAAGAACAACACTATAGGGTTATCAGGATTATTTATTCCTGAACAATGGTCTATGCCTCCATATATAGATGATTATGGTAATTCACAAGTACCAGAAGCTTTAGAAGCTATTAAAGAAGAGAGATTAAAATGGAAGAAAGATCTAGAACCAGATAAATACCAACTGCGTATATCTCAGAAACCAACAAATATAGAAGAGGGATTTGCATTTAGAAGGGAGTCTATATTTCCTATACATCTAGTGCAATCACAGTTGAAAAGGATAGAGGATAAAGAATATGCATATGAACTCTTAGAATTATACAAAGATGAACATGGAAAAATTACGGCAAAAGAATCAAGTAAGTTGCCAATCTCAGAATTCCCAATCTCTAAAAAAACAGAGGACAAAACAGGCTCTCTTGTTGTTTGGGAAAGACCTGTCAAAGACCCTAGTTTTGGTATGTATTACGCTTCTATTGACCCAGTGGGAGAAGGTAAGACCACTACCTCTGATTCTCTTTGCTCTATTTATGTATATAAATCTACTATTGAAGTATTGCAGGAAGAGGGTGGAGAGCAGAAAACTTATGTAGAACAAGGTAAGATTATAGCAGCTTGGTGTGGTAGATTTGATGATATCAAAAAAACACATGAAAGATTAGAGATGATCATTGAATGGTACAATGCACAGACAGTTGTGGAAAATAACGTGTCATTGTTTATTCAATATATGATATCTCAGAGAAAACAACGCTACCTTGTTACAAAGGATAAGATGTTGTTTCTCAAGGACTTAGGAGCAAATTCAAGTGTGTATCAGGAATATGGTTGGAGAAACACTGGAAATTTATTTAAAGCACATATGATCTCTTATGCAATTGAGTTCTTGAGAGAAGAGATGGATGTAAAGACAAAAGAGGATGGTACAGTAGTTCACACTACATATGGTGTAACAAGAATACCGGATCCAATGTTATTAAAAGAAATGTTAGCTTATAGAGAAGGACTTAACGTGGATAGACTTGTAGCTTTCACTGCACTTATAGCTTTTATACGTATACAAGAGTCAAACAGAGGGTATGTAAAACGTAGAGAAGTAAACTCTGAAAGTTTGGATAAGTCAAAAGATTTATATAAATTAAAAGTAGGGGCTTTTAGGCATATTGGAAATTCTAGTGTTTCATCACTTAAAAGACCACCCAGAAGTGGGTTTAAAAACTTAAGGTAAAATGAATTACTACATAACTTCTACAGGTTTAAAGAAAATGACTATAACTATCTCCTATCTTTGCTATGAGACAGATGAGAATGTATATAGTATGAAAGATGTTATTAATGACCCTAATACAAGTGTAACAGACTATGCAGTTATTTAACGCTATTCAGCTCAAGAACGGAGCAAAAACACAGTATAATAGGATGAGTACTTTGACTCAACCTATACAGTTTTTACCCAGAGAGGAGAAAGATGATGACTGGACTGCCTGGAATCTTGATTGGTTAGAATGGCAGGGTATGAAGCAGATGCGTAGAAATGCTAGAAGACTGCTTAAAAACTATAAACTTGCTAAAGGTATTATTGATCGTACAGATTATATTGTAGAGGAAGATCAGGAGTATGCTGATTTAATAGATGTTCTTACAAAAGAGGATGCATCAGCATTGGAATTAAAATTCTACCCTATTATTCCTAACGTAATTAATGTATTAGTATCAGAGTTTGCTAAAAGAAATACAAAGGTATCATTCAGGACAGTTGATGAAAGATCTTATAATGAGCTTTTAGAACAGAAGAGGATGATGGTAGAACAAGCATTAGTGTCTGAAGCTCAAGCTAAGATAGCTGCTAATATGCTTGCAATGGGGGCTAATCCTGAAGACCCTGAAATACAGGAAGCTCTATCTATAGAGAAAGTAAAAACTTTACCTGAGATAGAACAATTCTTTA